GCCGCATCCAGGACGAGAGCGCCGGTCAGCGTGCCGCCCGCCAAAGCGAGCTTCGCGGCCAGGTCGGCCACCAGCCCGTCGATCTTCGACTGGGCGATAGCGGCAGCAGCAGCAACCTTCGCGTTGGTGACCGACAGGTCGGTCGGGACACGGGTCGCCGAGGACGTGTCCAACGTCGCGTCGCCCACGATGGCGTTCAGTTCGGCCAGCGTGTCGATGTCGGCCTCGGTCAGCTTCGTCGCCAACGTCGTCTCGGCAGCGTCCACCCGGTCGTTGATGTCGGTCCAGTGGCTCGGGACCGGGTAGATGCCGACGACCGTCCCGATGGCGTGCTCGACGTCGGTGGTCCCGTCCTGCCCGCGCGAAGCGGCCGACGACATGACCAGCGACGTGCCTGTCGTCGAGTCGTCGATCAGGATGACTTCACGGTCATCCGACGACGGGTTGGCGACCACGAAGAACGGGACGGCCGGCACCCCTGCCGTCGCGTCGACCGCGATGGTCGTCGCCCCGGCGGACAGGGTGGACGTGATCTCACCCTCCCAGATGGAGACGTTCGTTTCGCGGTCGCTCATGTCGATGCTCCGAACGTCGGCTGGGTGGCAAACAGGTGCCGGGTGGCGAACGCCCCGGTTCCGGTGACAGAGCCGGTAGAACCGACCCGCCGACCACGAACCCGGACGACCGCCAGCGTCGTCACCGAACCGCGAGAGTTGATCTGCGACACCGGAACGCCGACCGACTCGACCAGCCCACGGACACGTTCGGAAGGGCGGTAGAGGGTGAGCAGCACCGGACGGCCCTCGTAGTCTTTCAGCCGCGAAAACGTCCGTGCGCCGAGCCCTTTGCTGCGTCCTGCGATGCGGCCACGCCGTTCGATCCGGTCCGAGATGTTGACGGGCAGCGTCACGATCACGTCGCCGTCGCCGGACTGCTGGAACGCACGGAACGCGAACGAACGCAACGTCGGGGCGGCCGTCTTCGCAGAGTCCGGGAACATCTTGACCATGCCGGCCAGCGACCGGGCGACCACCGAAGTCAGCGGCGACTCGTCCGACGACGTCCCTGCCGTACGCGAGATGATTCGCCGCCACGACGTCGACGTCGAGTCGGCCAGCGCCTCCGGGTCGGTCGTGTACCACAGTTCGATGCGGGCACCGTTCAGCTCGCCGTTGTCCAGCCTGGCACCCACCCACGACTTGTCGGACGCCGAATAGAAGTCGCCCAACGGGCCGATCAGGTAGCCGCTGTCCACGAACTTCTCGGATTCCCGGTACAGGCCCGCCTCGCACACGGGGACGAACACCGAACCGTCGATGTTGACGAGCCCATGCGTGCAACCTTCGGCCGCGATGGTCAGGTGGCGGGAGAGCCCTTGGGTGGAAAGCTCGTAGCGCCACACGTCGACCTTGCCGGAAAGCGCGACGGCCGTGTAGAGCGCGTTGCGGGAGGCCAGCACCGCATAGGGCTGACGGTTCACCCCCGAGCCGTCGTCGAGCCATTCCCGCAGCAGTTGGAGGGGCCGCAGCGTGAACGTCTGCTCGTCGAGCGTGCCCACCCACAGCCGCCCGACGTTGCCCTGCCTGGTCCCGACCGCAGCGATGCCACGGGTGGCGCCGACGGCGGTCGGCTGCTCGCCAGGGAACTCGGTCTGCCCGGCCAGCGTCAGCGTGCCCGCCTCGTTGGTGAAGGCGTACACGTAGCCGTCGGTGGCGGACGCCAGGATCGCCGCACCCGCGTCGGTAGCCCCCGTCCACTCCATGCCGGGCGGCAGCGTCGTTGTCGCCGCAGGGGCAGCCCCGGAAGCGACGATCTCGTAGAGCGACCGACCGTCGGACGCGAGGATGCGTCCCTGCACCGCCCACACCCGCACGGCCGCGAGGTCGCTGTAATGCGTCCAGGTGCCGCCTGAGGCGCGGACGTGGATGCCGTTGGCACCCAGCGCCGCGTACAGCTCGTCGCCCAGCACGGCGAGCCCTGTGACGGCGACAGCCCCTTCCGCAAGGTGGGGGCTGTCCGCCGCGAACGTGGGCGACGCGACCGTCGGGTTGTCGGTCCGGAATATCGTGGTGCCGTCGGTCGTCCACAGCGACGACCCGTCGGTGGCAACGCGGATGCCGGTCGCCGTCGACGCCCGCAACAGTTCGGTGTCGTGAGAGAGGGTCGCCTCAGGGAACTCGCCGGAAGCCGCCGGGCTCACCGACACGCCACGGGAATCCCAGTAGCGGTCCGGGCTGGCGTCTTCCGTGTGGGCGCGGAACTGGCCCTCCCCGCCCTCGAACGACGAGCGGGCGAACACCCGCCCGTAGTCTTCGACCATCTCTTCCGGCGACGACGCAGTGTCGACACGGGGAGCTTCGGCAGGGGCCGTCTCGATGAGCATCCCCTGACCGAACCCGGTGCCGATCCGGAACAGGTCGCCGTTGAGCGCGCAGCCGAAACCGAGGGCGGACGGCCTCGCGACGTTGTCGGTGGTGGGCGTGGCCATTACCAGGCACCGACCGGAAGCTGGACGACAGGATGCGGTTCGGCAGCGACCTGTTCGGAACGTGCCTGGTCGAGCCACAGGCTGCGAAGCTGGATGAGTCGGTTGCGGACGTTGCCTGCGGTGTCCGGCGGGTTGGATTCGCGCTCCAGCGCTTCGGTGATGTAGTCCGCCGTCAGGTAGGAAGGGTCACGGCCTGCCGTGACAGCAAGCGCCGCACCTGTCGAGATGATGCGTTCCCAGTGACGTTGAACCCCGTACTCGGAAAGTTCGTCCCGGTCGTAGGCGGGACGCGCGAACCTGCCACGGTAGGTGAAGTAGGCGGTGCGTCCGTCACTGCTCTGCCCGGAACGAAGCACGATGGCTTTGCCGGTGGGCGACGGGACGAAGTTGGACTGGAAGTCGTAGAGGGACGGGTACAGCCGTCCTGTGTCGCCAGCCACCAACAGCGAGACCGGGGTGATCGCTTCGGCCGGGACCTCGATGTACTCGCCGTTGGTGGCAACCGTGACGGTGACCTGCGAATGCAAGCTCGGGTAGAGGGACGCAACCTCGTCTTTGACCGCTTCGATGACGGTGCGGCGCCCGAACACGGGGGCGACGACGATGAGCCCCCCCGCAGCGTGAGCCGTCGCGACGGTCCCGTTGTAGCCGCGCGACACGGTGAGCGTCGACGTGCCCGTGTCGACGTCGGTGACGAGCACCTGCTCGCCGTCGCCGGCCTCCACAACCGTCCCTGGGGCGAGGAAGTCAAGCTCCTCAGGGGAGAGCATCGCGGAACTGTAGGCCCACGACGTCGCGGCAGCCGTCGCGGCCGCAGCGAAGGCGACCATGATCGGGGCCTCATCGCCCGGAGACAGGTAGTCCCGGAATGTCTTGTCAGCAACGTCGAGGACCGTGCTCACAAGTCGACCCTCCTATGAGTGGGACAGCAGGCGGGTCACCTTATCGTGACCCGCCTGCCAGCGATCAGACAGCCGCCGGAGCGTTGGTAGTGAACCCGGTGCTCTTGGCGTGAGCCGCCTCGTTGCCGTACTCCAGGCCGGCGCTCGTGTAGAGCTGCGTGGCGTTGGAGGCACCGGCCTTGGAGGTCGGCTCAGCGAACATGACGCCCTTGCCTGGGACGTTGCGGAAGTGCAGCTTGCACTGGTCCAGCGACACCGCCGCAAGCGTGCCCTGCGGGATGTAGCGGTTCAGCATGATGCCGAGCGGACCGAAGTCCGTGTCGATGACCTGAACGTTCGCTCCGCCGACGTCGCGGCTGCGAGTCTCCAGGTTCTTGTCGGTGATGAACACCTTGGTCAGCCAGCGCTTCAGGCCGGAGTTGACGATGAGCAGGCCCATCTCGGACTCCTGCAACCCGCCGTTGTCCCATGCGGACTGCATGAGGTCGCCAAGCGACTCACCGTCCGGTTCGGCGTAGGAGAAGATGTTGCCTGCCGAGACGTCAGAACCGAAGTCGAGCGACGCGCCGCCCTTCGTGGCCGAAGCCGTGAAGGAGGTGGTTGTCGGGACGGTGGTGACGTAGTAGCGGGTGTTGGCTGCGATCCCCGAACCGCCGGTTAGCCCGGTGATGTAGAAGTCGTCGCCGACCGAAAGTCCGTGAGCGGACGACGTGTCGAACGTGTCGTCGGAGTTCGCGGAGGTCGCCAGGGTGGCGACCTGGCTGGACGAGTCGACGGCGTTGGTCGTGATGGCTTCCAGGATGCCACGGGTCTGCGCCGCCGTACCGTTGGTGCCGGGCAGAACGTAGGTGCCGTTGATGAGCGAGAACTCGATGTCCCGCTTGATCTGCTTCCACATCTGGGTGATCTGGAAGGCTTCCTCGTTGACGATCGGGTTGCCGCCAGCGATGTTGCGACCGTCGAACTGGCCGGTTGCAGACAGCCGCTCGTAGGCCACGTCGACGTCTTCGCGGTGGGTCTGGAGGACGTTGAACACGTTGGAGCGGCTGCGGTGCTCGCCGGTCCCTACGCGATCACCGTCGACCACAGTGTTCTGTGCGGCGTCGCGCAGGTCGGTGGTCTGCCACTCGAACGTGCGGGCAGGGTCGACTTCGCCGCCGCCCGACTGCCCCATCAGGGCGGTCGTGAACGGCGTGTCGGACGGGGTGAGCGGGTGGACTCTGCCGTGATAGTTCGGCAGATTGAAAGATGTACCGAGTGCGGCAACGGTTGGCATGTGGGGTCACGCTCCTCTTGGTTAGCGTCGCGCGGCTTCGACCTTTTCGGCACTGAGAAGATCGAACTCGTCCCAGTTGCCGTCGGCCTGAGCCTTCGCGATCCGGTTGTCAAGCGAGGAGGGGTCGTTTGGCGCCGGAGACTGCCCGCCCGGTGTCCGGCTGAGCTGATCCCAGCCGTCCTCTTCGGACTTCGTGTCTTCCGCTGGCTCCTCAGACGTAGCGGCGGGAGGTTCCCAACCGAACTCGTCTTTGGCGAACGCCTGGATGGCCTCGACGGTTGCCTCACCGTCGTAGAGCTGCGCGAGCGCCTTGCCGTTTCCTGCCGACGGGTCGTACCCGGCGTCAGAGAACGCACGTTCACGTCGCTCAGACTTCAAGGCCTTGTTCTCCGTCAACGCAGCTTCCAGCTGCTTGCGGAGCGCAGAACCTTCGGTCTCTTGGGGGTCGTTCTCAGCCATCTTGACACTCCTCGCGCCCACGTCGGTCGGGTTCGGAGGAGCGCCGTGGAGTACGCAACTCGCCCGGCGAGGCAGAGTGAAGATGGAATGAGGAGACGTGGGCACATCGCGGCTGCCTCGCTATCCACAAGGCCCACGGGTACGCGCCCTACGTTACGGACGGCCGGGAGGGCGGAACCCCGGACGTCGACCCCCAGATTGCCGTCTCGCCACTCTGAAGTCGTGGCCTGCGAGCGGAGGGAGACGGCCACCATTCCGCTGCTGCGCACAGTATGGCGCGACGCGACGCCGGACGCAAGTGGGCGCTAAGGTCGCGCCGACGGCCTAGCGGGTCACCCCGGCACCGGGACGCCTCTTTCAACCCGTGAAGGTCCACCTCCAGCCACCGGCACTGTAAGAGCCCGGAACTTCATTCTCGCTGGCGGCGCGAGCAAGGTGGGGCGGCCGTCACCTCTGGCGCAGCCCTGTGAGCGCGCCGCCCTGGTCGGCCGCGACGTTGCGGCGTGTCGAAAACGACGACTGCTCGTCCTGCATCCTTCGCCCGATGCGTCGCCGCACCCCGGCGTCCCCGAGCACGCTGGCGTTCTCGAACTCGTCGATACCGAGGTTGCCTTCCGGGTCGGAATGCCGACGCGCCAACGCGCTGAGCGTCGGCACCTGCATCGCTGCGTCCGAATAGAGTTGACGTGCCTGGTCGCCCCCCACCCCCGCGCGGGCAAGCTGTTCGGCACGCTCCAGGTTGCGCGAGAACCCTTGGAGGCTCGCCTCGCCGCCGACCTGAGACGCGAGGATGCGACGCTCCAGCACATCCTTCTGAAGCGCAGGGGAGATCGCCATACCGAGGATCGCTTCGGGGGTCAGGTCGATCCCGTAGTTCTGCGCGTACCATTCCGCCATCTCGGGGGCGCGGTCAAGGACGCCGTCCTGGGTGGCCTGTAGCCGGGCGTCCACCTCGGCGACGGACAGTTCGCCTTCCACCGACTCACGGAACGCCCCGCGGCCGACGAACTCGTCAGGGTTCAGCCCGAAGCTGACGAGCGTGCGCTGCCAGCCGCGCTTGTACGCGAAGAAGTCGGGCTCGTCCATCCGCAGGCTGCCGTCTTCACGGCGGTTGCCGGTGAACACCTGGTCGTAGGCGGCCGAGTCGCGGATGGCTGCGGTCGCGTCAACCTCGGAACCGGAGCCGATGAACGAGTTGAGGAACGAGCGCACCATCGAGGTGTCTTCGGAGCCGGGCTCAACGAACCGTTGGTAGGCGTTGCCGAGCGCCCCGTAGAGTTCTCGGGCACCAACCTCGTTGACGAACAGGTCAGTGAGTTGGCTCTCGTAGTCGGCCGGGTTGATGCCGAACTCTGACATCGCCTCACGGAACCCGGCCTTCTCCCCGAAGTAGTCGCCTTCCGACATCCGCAGGCTGCCGTCTTCCCGCTTGATACCAGGGAACACCCGCCCGTACTCTGCCGACTGGCGGACCTTGTCGAGCGCGAACTGCGGTTCGCCCGTCTCCCCCCATTCGTCTGCGAACAGGTCGAGCAGCCCTGGGGTGAGCCACGGGAACATGTTGCCTGCAAGCCCCCGGTAGTTGAGGCTCCGCTCGTTGTCGAGTTCTTCGGCAGCGTCGGCGACACCCTGCGCGTCGCGCGCAGCGTGGGAGCGAATCTGCGCGAAGTAGCCGGACCCCTCGTTGACGATGCGCTGCACCTGCGCGTCGATGTTGGGTGGCGGCTCAAGCCCCTGGTTCGCGTAGATGTCGACGATGCGTTGACGTGCCGCTGCGGGGCTGGTGAACTGGGCGTCGCCCCCCGTTGTGCCAGTCTGCGGCGTCGGGGCGGACGCCGCGTCACGTTCAGCGTGGGAGCGAATCTGCCCGAGGTAACTGGTCCCCTCGCTGACGACGCGCTGCACCTGCGCTTCGATGTTGGGTGGCGGCTCAAGTCCCCGGTTCCTGTAGATGTCGACGATGCGCTGACGTGCCGCCGACTCACTGCTGAAGTTGCTGTCGCCCGGAGCGGTAGCCATCAGATTGTTCCCCAAGTCTCGTTGCGTGCGGGGGTCATACCGTGCTCCTCTGTACGCGGTCGCCCATGCTGGTGCCCATCAGTCCGCCCAGCGCATCCTGTACCGGCTTGGCGACGCCTTTCGCTAGCCCCTCCTTGCGGAGCCGCTTCGCCATCTCCGTGTAGTCCCCGGTGTTGGCAAGGTCGACCAGCAGCCCCTCGTCGTCGACAGGTCGCCCCCACGTTTTCGTGGCGAGACGGCGCACCGGCTCGACGATGTCCTCGTAGGTGAGGTTCTGATTGGTGTAGCCGGGCAGCATCGCGAGCCGCTGCTGGCGCATCGTGGCCTCGAACTCCTGCTGAGCGTCCGGGTCGTTGCGGATGAGCCCCGCCCACCTGGACACCTGCCGGTCCGACATCTCCCCGAGGGATGGGCCCAGCCATTTCGCTGCAAGCTCGCGCACAGTGTCTTCACCTTCGCGGGTAACGTCGAGCCCTCCCGGCCGCCCCCCGTCCTCCTGCCTGGCGCGCCAGTCGATGGAGCCACGGACCTCCTCGAAGCTGCGCTGCCCCGACATGATCTGCCGGGAGATGCGGTCGATGGTCTCGAACTCGCCCCCGTCTTCGGAAGCGATGGTGGTGTTGCGGTTGGTGAACAGTGCCCGCACCCGTGCCCGCACCGCAGCGATGCCTTCTGACACTGCGCGGGCGTCTCCGGCGGTCCCCACGCCGCGCATAGCTGTCAGCAGGCCCTTGTCAAGCTCGCCAGCCGCGAACGGGTCCACCAGCTTGCGGACCTGCTGTGCGGTGTAGTCGTCCGACCATTTCCCGGTGAGTCGCTGCTCTGCGATCAGGTCGATCACTTGATCTGTCGGGTTGGCCATGCCGGCCTGCCGTAGCGCTTCGGCAACGGCACGCTTCGAGTCTTCGCGGCGCCGGTCGATCTCGGCGGCACCGGCCGTTGCGGACGACTCCATCCACTGACGCTCGTCTTCGGTGTGCGTCCGCCACCAGTCGGTCGTCGCCAGTTCGTCGGTGGTTGGCTCACGGCCCTCCAGGTAGGCGGTTGCGACGACCGCCATATAGTCGACGTCCTTGAGCCACGGACGCAGTTCCGCCGCCTTGTCGAAGTCGGCGATGAACTGCTCCCACGGGTGCGTCTCGTCTGCGAAGGCCCCTAGTTCGTCGGTCAGTCCGCCGAGCTGCCACGGGGACAGCTTCTTGAACTGGGCCTGGCTCAACGTCCGGTCGGCGTCGGGAGTTGCGGTGCCGAAGATGCTCAGGGCGTCCTTCTCGTTCTTGACCTTCCAGACGAGCGGAGTGTTGGTGCCAGGGATCGTGTAGGCCAGCCAGTAGTCGTTTCCGACCTTCCACACGTCGCCGCCACCGGGAACACCTTTGAGCGTGCCAGGCTCAGGAAGGGAAGGGTCGACCGGGACCGCCCCGCCGCCGCTGGTCGCACCGCCGCCGCTGGTCGCACCGCCGCCGCTGGTCGCACCGCCGCCAGAAACCCCTCCGGTGCCGGGAGCGCCGCCACCCGGCCCTGTGCCGGGGAGCCCAGCGTCGGAGCGGTCGGTGACGCCTCCGGTGCCGGGAGCGCCGCCACCCGGCCCCGTGCCGGGAAGCCCAGCGTCGGAGCGGTCGACAGGGGTCGTGGTCTGGTTGGGTGGCTCGCTTGCGCTGCGGGCGGCCCGCATGTCGCTTTCGGAAGGGGGACTTTGGCCGCGGTACGGGTGGTTCTCTACGCGACCGAGGTTGCGGTACCAGATGTAGAAGTTGGCGAGTTCGTCCCTGTCGTCCCGCCAGCCCTCCATCTCCTGCGCGAGGCCCGCGTCGACCGCGGCCTTGAACTCGCGCCACAGCCTGCGAGGGTCAAGAACAGCTTCGCTAGCGCCGGACGGCGCCCCAGGTGTGGAGCGGTCCCCTGGTCCTGGGAGTGCCATCAGAGGTTCCTATCGTTGAGGCCGCCGGTACCGGGAGCGCCGCCGCCCGCTCCTGTGCCGGGAAGCCCGGCGTCAGAGCCGCCAGTGCCGGTGTAGGTGAGCGAATCGTTGGTCCGTGCAGCGATGCGCTCCTCGTCGCTGCGAGGCTCGGTAGCGACAGCAGGCGAAGTCTGCCCGAACAGGGCGTTGACGTCGAGGATACGTCCTTCACCGTCGCCCGACGCCGCACGGGACACGGCCTGCATGATCCCTGCCATAACGTCGCTCGGGCTGCGCCGTTGCGCTGGTGGCTGGCCGGGAAGCTCCGCGTCGGCTGCGACCTGCAACTGGTCCGAACGCTTGCTCATCAGGAAGTTGTACGGGTTCAGCGAGTTCGCCTCGGAAGTGCCGCCGCCGAAGTTGACCGAATAGTGCAGGTGCGGTGGGGTGCCCTGCGCGTTGCCTGTGCGTCCCACCCCGCCGACCTCCTGCCCGGACTCGACGCGCTGGCCGGCGCTGACGCTCAGCCGGTTCATGTGGGCGTAGTAGTGGTAGAAGCCTTCGTCGTCGCGGACCCACGCACGGGTGCCGCCTTTGCCTGCCGTGCCAGCTTTGACGACGGTGCCGCCGCGCACCGCCACGACCGACGTGCTTTCGGGAGCAAAGATGTCGATGCCCTTGTGTCTACGCGCACCGCCGTCCCTGTCGGCGCCGAACGTGTCGGCCAACTGGCTCGGGCTCATGCCTGCCACCGGCAGGTACATCAGGCGCCTCCGATGTCGCGCTCTTGGGGGCGGTACTGGGCGAGCGGGTCGGAAAGTTCCGAGTCGTCGCCGAACAGGTCGCCAGACAGCGCGTCCACCTTGAGTATCTTGCCGCCGCCTTCGGATGCTCGCCTGGATATCGACTCCATGATCCTCGCCATCGCCCCCGAAGCGGCCTGCGGCTCCCCGCGGCGACCCAGCTTCTCGACGATGCCTGGGATGCCGCCGGTACCGGGAGCGCCGCCGCCCGCTCCTGTGCCGGGGAGCGGTGCGGCGCCTCGACCCAGCCCTTCGTTCATCGTTGCCACGTACTTGGCGACACTGGTCCCGAGCACGTCCGAGATGTTGCCTATCGCCCCGATACCTTCGCGCTGCGCCGTGTTGGCTCGCCCCGGCCCGGCGAACCATGCGACCGCGACAAGGTCCCACGAGCCGTAGCGCTTGTAGTACTGCGACATCTTGTAGCGGGCGACCCGTTCCTGTGCGGCCGGGTCGTTCCACGACGCGCCGGCCATCCCGGCCTCTTTCGCCCAGCCGGGCCAGATCGTCTCCATGATCTGATACTTGCCGCGGGCACGGCCGTAGCGCGACCCGGTGTACGGCCCGACGGCACCGTAGTTGCCGCCCGACTCCTGCTCTGCGATGGCCTCCATGAACGACCCGAGTTGTTCTTCAGCCATCAGTAACTCGTCCGGTTCATCCGTGCGATGGTGTCTGCGGCGCCCTGGACCGACGCCCGCCGACTCGGTGCGGCAGCCTGGTCCTCGCGGAAGTCGATCTCGCCCTGGTAGCGCTCGTCGAACAGCTCCTGGAACCGCGACACCGGGTCGACGTTGGACAGCTCCTGCATCGGCTCCTCCACTCCAGGGATGCCGTCGTCGTCGTCGAACTGTGCCTGCCCGTACTGGACTTCGGCGTCGTAGGCGCCCTTGCTCCAGCCTTGCAGTTCGCCGACCAGTTCGGCCATCTCCGCCTGGTCCGGTTCGCGGCCGAGCCGCTGACGGAACGTCGACTTGACCGTCTGCGCCAGCGAGGCGTAGTCGGGTGCGAGATACGGCTTCGGGTCGAACTCGTCACCGTCTGTGCCGCTGCCCGGTACGCCGCCGATACGGATGATCCCTTCGAGGACTTCGCTCCACGACGTCGACTGCCGGTTGCCGAGAGCCATCAGCGTCTGCATCCCACCGACGGTGCTGTCGTCGATGCGTCCGGGGATGATCTCGCGGGCCAGGCCGTTGGCGACGAGAGAGTCCTGGAAGCGGCCGAGTTCTTCCGTGGACATACGGCGAAGGACCCCGTAGTCGGCGCCCTCGTAGTAGACCGTTCCGTTAGATGGCGGGACGGGCGCTCCGTAGCCGGGGCTCCGGCGTTCGGTGGCGGGCACCAACCTGTTCGGGTCCTGTGGCGCCATCGAAGACGCGCCAGGGGCCTGTGGCGGGGCGTAGCCACCGATGGGGGCATCCTGCCCCGCGGGCAGGCTGCCCCCGCCTGCAAACGATGCCTCAAGTACCGCAAGTTCCTGCTCTGTCATTGGTCTTCGACCTCCCGCGAAAGCAGCCCTGACCATACGCCCATGAACACCGGGTCGCTCTGACTGATTGCCGTACCGGCTGCGCTCAGCCGTTCGCGGATGTCCGCGACCTTATCGGACTCCAGCGTCTTGTAGCCGCGAGCCTCCGCCTCCGCCAACGCCATGCCCCTGATCCGCAGGTAGGTGGACAAGGTCGGGGTCAACGGATTGTCGGCGAGCCGTGGGTCTTCCACAGCACGCTGCAACTCTCTGATCTTGTCGTCGGCACGTAGGGTGCCGCCGACGCCGAGCACGGGCGCCCGCCAGCCGGGGTGGACCTCTTCCAGCCGCGCCTCCGTCAACGCCAACGCACGGTCGCGCTGTGCGGTGGGGAGCCCTTCGAGACGGTCCTTCACGGTGTTGTAGATAGAACGGGCGCGGACCTGCTGGGCTGCGGCAGTCTGCTGAGCGGGAGTCAACGACTCCCGCTGACCGCGGGCAAGTTGCCCCGAGTAGACGGAGAAGTCAAGCTCCGCGTCCTCGTCGGTCGGGGCGAAGAAGCCTGCCACCACCGGGAAGTCGTCGACGACCCCTTCGTTGGTCCGCATCCACCGGCCGCCTTCGGTTGACACCGGAAGTTCGGCGAGCGATTTCGTCTTCGACTGCGCGACGAAGAACGGTTCTGCGCCGTACATGTCGTAGAACCGTGCCGCCGCGTCTTCGGGGCCGTAGGTCTGCGCCAGACGGTAGTAGTCGGAGGCGAGCACGCCGATGCCGAACATCTCGCCGGACGGGTCGATCTCCGGGTTCCAGTCCTCATGCTTGACGTTGCGGTCCGGCAGCTCTGTCTCCAACGTCGCCGACGGCCCGGTAGGCCCGGTGGCCTGCCCGAACGAGCGGGCCAGCAGCAGCCACCGTCCGTAGCGTTCCGACTTCTCGACCAGGTCCGGGTCGTTGGGTGCAATCTCTCCGGACGCGACCAGGGCCTTCACTGCGTCGCCGACCGTCGAGTTCCACTGGCGCTCGTCAATGTCGCCTTCGGTGACTGCGTTGAACAGCTTCCTCATCCACGCGGGCAGCAGCGTCTCCGGGATCGTCCCCGGCGACAGCACGTCGTCGGGCTCGGAAAGGCCGGTGCCGAACGGTGCGAGGAAGTTGCGGAAGCCTTCAAGTTCAGGGGCGCTCGGCATCACGCCTGCGCCCCACTGGACGACCGGGCCGAAGCCGGGGCCGATGCCTTGGGCGACCAGGTTGATGCCTTCCACCCGCCCTTCGAGCTGGGGGGCCTGGGCTGGCGTGTCGCCGGTCGCTACGTCGGCTGCCGCGCCCGCGGCCGCCTGTGTCGTGCCGCCGAACAGACCACCGATAGCGCCCCCTGCCGCCCCCCCGGCCGCAGCTCCCGCCTTGGTCCCGAGCGGCCCGAGTCGCGAAGCGATAGCCCCTCCCGCCACGGCGCCAATGCCAGCCCCGATGCCCCCCTCGGTAAACGAAGCGTCGTCCTCGTTGAGTCGCGATACGAACGACGACAGGTATTGCCCGCCCGGCATGTTGAACACTTCTTTGCCATGCTCGTTGACGTGGAAGAACCCGTTGTCTTCCAGCTCCCGGTAGCCAGCCTGTGCCCGGATGAAGAACGCCGGGTTCTCCTTGCCTAGCCGCGCCCACGTCCTCGACACTTCCTTCCATGCGTCGAGGAACGGGACGACGACCTCCATCGCCTCTTGGGCGGAGCCGCGTGCCGTTACATCGAACAGCAGGTCTTTGACGTCCTCCGAGGACTTCTGGATGACGGCCCGGTTCAAGTCCTCGATGGACTTGATCTTGCCGCCGACCTTGCCTTTCGATGCGTCGAACGCTTCGCGGAGCGCCCGCAACTGTGGGGTGTCGCGCAGCACCTTGCCGGTGTTGGCCCCCAAGTTGTTGACGGCCAGTGCGAACGCCTCTTCGCGCAGCTCGTCGGTGGCGAGCGTGTCGAACAGCTCCCCGGTGCGTCGCAGCATCGACTGGCGGAACGCAGGGAAACGGGCCAGGTACGAGGTCGGCTTGCCTGTGAGGTTGTTGAACAGCGTGTCGAGCACGTTGTCCAGATGCTTCGTCCTGCCGGGAGTCTTGATCTCCGACTTGACCGCTGCCGGAGCGACCCCGTCTCGTGCCTTGGCGCGCAGGAAGTTGGCGAACCCGAGTTCGGCGTTCTTCGCCTTCTTGTGCGGGCCGGGGTAGGGGATGTCCTTGTTGACGATCCGGTCGATCAGGTCTTCGTCCCAGTTGGTCTTCGCCTCGACACGGGTGCGTTGCCCTCTCGCCCAATCATCGAAGCCGTCCCCGAACTCCAGCAGCTTGTTCTCGTCCTTGTTGACTCGCGCCATGCGTCGGATGTGCGGTAGCCCTTCGCCTTGCGCCCACGTCTTGAACTCGTCAAGGTTGCCACGGAGGAACGCCATCTGGCGCAGGTCGTCGCTAGCGGCGATCTGCCCAAGCTCGCCACGCCACCCCGTGACGTACGCCGTCGACAGATCCTCACCCTCGACCCGGTAGACCTTCGTGAACATACGCCCCTTCGAGCCAGCGGAGTCAGCCATGAACCCGTGAGCGTCCCGCGTTATCACGCCGACCTCCTCGGCGACGTCCCGTAGCTCCCTGCCCATCAGGTCGCTCAACTCGTCGCGGTTGCGGAGGTTCGCCATGATGAACCGGAGGGGGTGATCCCACATGGAGTCGTAGCCTTCCACCGCCAGGCGGGCCTGCTCTTCCGCCCCGATACGGACCACGTAGGCGGGACGAAGGATCGCGAGCGGCTTGAACACGTTGTGGGTTATCGACTTGGCAGTCGATGCAGTGAAGTCCCAGCCTTTCGAGGTGTAGACGCTGCGAAGCAGCGCCGTCTCTGTTGCGGCACGACGGATACTCGTAATGTCGGGCAGGTGCAGGGAGAGGTCCGACAGTTCGACTAGGGCCTGCGGCGTCGGGACGACCATCTCAACTGTCGTGCCGTCGAAGTTCTGCACCATCTTCCGCTTCGCGTAGGGCACGTCGATGGCGTTGCCCCATGACTCGATCCCGTATTCGCGTAGCTGCCCCAACTCCTCGCGGTAAGACTTGGCGATGGCGTTCAGCGACGTGTCGGCGCCACCGTCGACCTTCAAGGCGACTTCGTCGATGGCGTCGGTGACGATGTCGAACAGCTCATCGAACGCGCCGTCTTCCGCCCGTGCCATGCGTCCGAAGATGCTGGCACGAAACTCGCGAGGGATGTTCGCCTGACGAAGCAGTGAGTCGAGCTTGCCAGCCGACGACGCGAGAGTGTCCGCAGACACCGACCCGGTCGGCGCGAGGCCCGCCAGCTTGCCTTCGGCGGTGAAGTAGCGGAACGGTCCTGCGAACTTCGAGGTTGACTCGTTCAGGCTTCGCTTGACGAAGTTGCCCATGCCGGAGTAGAAGCCGCTCTGAGCGACGTCGCCCTGGCCGACGGCATTGAGCAGCACTTCGATGACCGACGCCGGATCTTTCGCGTCCCCGAGTGCGACGATGGTCTTCAGGTCGATGCGGTTGGCGGGCGAGCGCGCCCACGACTGCATGATGTCGTACTCGTCCGAGTCGGCGAGACGCTGAAGCATCCGGTCGTTGCTGAAGAAGTCGCGGCCTCTCTCCATCAGGAGCGTGTTGCGGCGTGAACCCTGGATGAGCCCGGCATCCTTGAACGCCGCGTCGTCAGCCACCCGCCCTGGGCGGACGTACTTGACGCCATCCTCGACGTCGACCCGCTCCCAACCTGCATCGACAAGCTCGTCGAGTGTCTGGCTCAACGAAGAACTAGCGCCCTTGGCTCCGGCAGCGTCGCTCTTGACGGTGACGGAACGGACCGCGTCGCGCATCCGAGAGGGGGCCTGGAGCACCGTGAACTCGGCCTCCCCCGCATCCCAGGCCGCCTCCCAGGCGGGCTTCGAGACGTTGGCGCGAGCCTGCCCTTGGACGGCCGAAGCGTCGAACTCCAGAACGACGCCCTGGCTCTTGCCCTGCCCCCTCGCAAGGTTGCGGGACGAGGAGAAGTAAAGCTCACGGGCGGAAGCGTCATCACCCATGCCGCCGGGGACGTATGCCCTAGCGTCGTTGACGTCGACTTCGCGGAACAGGGTGTCCGTAAAGTCGTCCGCCCGGCCAGCGAACGTCGAAACGCTGCCTCTGGGGCGGAGCGTTCCAGCGTCGACCGTTCTGGAGGCGGCCCTCGCCGCCCCGAGCAGCTCATCCTCCTTGCCTGCAACCTTCGCTGCGGCAAGTATCTCGTTCGCCCCGGACACCGACAGCGACCTCGACGCCTTGATCGCCTTCGTAGCGCCGCCTGTCGCCCACGCCAGCGGATCGCCGAACACGTCGACAGCGAAACCCGAGATGCCTGCGGTGACGTCGTAGGCACGGTCGCCGGGGGAGTAGAACGAGCCGACCAGCCCGTTGGCGAGCGCCTGTCCGACGTCGGCACGCTGCCCTCTGATCTGGAGCTTCCGTTCGCTGTCCGTCTCCGCCTGCGCGCTGCCTCCGAGGAACAGCCCCTTTCCGAGCACCCCGTCCTCGATAGGGTTGCCCTGCGCGTCAACGGTTGCAAGGTCGCCTTGCAGCAGGTTGACGCCCGCTGAGTCCCCGTAGTCGTCGTATGCCTGCCCGAACGAGTCGGCCTCGCCCTGGATGGTGGCGAGCCCGGCCGTCAGAGGACGCTGAACAACCTCCTGCGCCAACGTCTCGGACGCCAGCACGACGCCACGTACCGCAGGTTTGATCCCGTACTCGTAGGCGCGTGTCATCGCCCATTCGCCGCCGTCGGTGACCGACTCGATGACGTCGCCGGCGACGTCCATGATCGAGCCCATCCATCCGCCTTCGTCCTGTTGCGCCAGCGCGTCCGCCTGCGCGTCGGGGACGTCGCCTTGCAGGAGAGCCTGCAACAGCCCGGCAGACAGGTTCGGGTTGCGCTCAATCAGCCCCTGCGCCTGCTGTACCTGCTGCGGCGTGATGTTCCGCGCCATCGACGCGACCGAACGGCGGCGGCGGTCCGCCTCCTCGATGGCCTGCATCTCCATCTCGTCGCTGATCCACCTGTTGTTTTCAGCCACGGGACAACCTCGCCAACATCTGTGCCAACTGGGGGGACGGGGCAACCTGCATCAGGGCACGGATCATCAGGTACGGGTCTTCTTCCAGTACCGGGCCGCGCTGCCCCGGCCCCGGTCCAGAGTTGACGCCTGCGGTCATCGCCTCGTCCGGGCGGGTGGTCGGCCCGAACGCTCCGCCCTGCGGCACACGCCCTCCACCGCCCCCTGCCGGCGGCGGGCCTCCTCCGCCGTCGGCGCCACGCTGCCCGGCAAGCGGCACCGCGCCTGCCTGACTGTTGACCGCCTTGTTCTCGCCGTAGGCGAGGCCCGAGTACTCAAGCTCACCAGGCCCCCCGTCGGTGCGCTGCGAAAGCGCGCCCGGACCGGACGCCGCTGCGGGGCTTGCCGGTCGGCGGTAGCCGCCATGCTGTCTGCGACGTGCCATCTTCTAGCCTCCCATCGGGGCGACGACCTGCGCGCCGCCTTCTACCCGGCCCGAACCTGACAGCCGGGACAGCGTCTGGCCCGACGTGTCCCCGGCCCCTGCCGGGCCGCCCATCATCGCCATCGCCTGCTCCAGGCCGGGGGGCTGCTCGGGAAGCGCAGGCCCAGCCGGAGCGGCCTCCTCCTCCTGCTTGTAGAAGTCCTCGAACGCCTTGTCCCAGTCGCCTGTGCGGTTCAACTCCAGCAGCGTCTGGACCGCCTTCGGGTCGCCCTGCTCGGCGCCCTGCATCAGGAACGCCTCCAACGCCCGGCGTGCCGTCTCCTTGCCGAGCCGCTGCTCGATGCGCGGGATGTTGTCGAGGCCCGACAGGTTCTCCCGCAGCGTCGTCAGGTCGATGGCACCGGAACCGACCAGTTGCAGCCCGCCGACCAGCTTCGTCGGCTCGTCCCATCCTGCCATCAGCCCGTAGACGCGACGGGTGCCGTAGTGGCCCCCGATATCTGACGGGTCGTAGGTGTTGGCGTGCGTGACGCCCTTCGTCGTGTCGTCCAGCGTCTTCTTCACCCCGCCGTATGCCACCTCGTCCCACTCCAGGCGGACCGAGTCGATGTCGACCAGCCCGTCGGCGATGACCCGGTGGTAGCGCTCCACCTTCCGGTTGGTCCCCGACTGCAACTGTTCCAGCCCGGCACCTGTCGCCGCCATGTTGGCGGGCGTCTCCCCGTCAGCCTGCTTCGAGTAGCCCGAAGACGCCCGCAGGTAGCGTTCAAGGCGGTCGACCTCCTGTGCCATCTGATACGGCTGGTTCTGCTGAAGGTACTGCGCCCCGCCGCCTTCAACGAAGTTGACGGCGTTGCGGCCCTTGCGGAACGGCGCCTCCATCCGGCCGTTGACCACAACCGGGGCGAACACCGCCTCTTCCATGCTGATCTGGGAGAGCAGCGCGAACTTGATGATCGACGCAGCCAGCCCGAACACTTCGGAGAACTGTCCCTTCAACTGGTCGAAGGTGGTGCGCCGAGGCAGGGCGATGGGGGCACGGTTCAGCGGATGCTCGACCGGCTTCATCAGGAAGTTGTCGGTCAGCGGCGAGTAGAGGTACACGGCCGCGCCGTCGATGTAGCGGGTGAACTCGACCACCTCGTTGACGCCGTCCCAGCCGGGCTGGCGGGTGTTGCCGTAGAGGTCGCCCCACGACACCTTGCCGGCAGCGTCAGGGAAGGCGCGGGCGAACTCTTCCTTGGACGTCCAGAACTGGAGCGCCACGTCGGAAGGGTGATAGTCGACGCCCCACTCTCCCGCCCACGTCGCGTAGGGGTCGTGCTGCATCAGGCGTGGGTAGCGGCCGTTGTTCTTGTCCCGGCCTTCCACCACGTACCACGTCGAAAACCCGTAGCCGGGGAGCCACTGCGACATCCGCTCCAACTGGAGCGGCAGGCGTGCCAGCCGGTCGTAGTTTTCGACGATCCGGGTACGGTTCTGCGCGCGCTTCTTCGCCGGGTCGGTGTCCAGATGCGACGGCGGGTCGATGCGAAGTGCCGGAACCGGGGCGATCATGTGGGAGAACGCTTCGATGCCGTCGGCGATCATGTTGGCGGCAGGCAGCGTGTCGGCGTTCTTGTCCTGGTAGTCCTTCAGCAGTGCGTTGATGGCCTGACGCCCACCGTTGGCCACCGAACGGATGCGGTGGCGGTCCGCCATGTACGGCTCGGTGATCTGGCGCAACGTTTCGACGCGGTCGCGGACCTGCTCGAAGGTCTTCGGCGTCGGCTTCTCGTCGTAGTAGCCCATCAGGCAACTCCTGCGTACTGGGTGGTCGAAGACACCCATTGTGTCTGCGAATAGTCGTACTCAGCGACGTCCTGTCGCTGCACCGTCCACTTCTGCATGACGTGGTGCCCGAACCATGCCGCCATAGGGAGGTCATCGTCGGCGTGCTTGCCGCCTGCATGGTCGGGGTCGAACAGCAGGAAGGTCCGGAGCAGGCGGTCCATCTGCTGCTGCGAGTCACGGTCACCGTACGGGAAGGTGATCTTCGGAGGGTCGGTACGCATGTCGTTGTACATCGACGGCACCCCGTTCTTCGGGTCCATCTTGTTGGTCCGGTCGGTGTAGTGCTCGCGGACCTTCGGGATGCCGTTGCGGGCGCAGAAGTCGGAAAGCTCCTTGTCCTGCCACCACGACTGAGCGATGTTCTTTTCCACCACGAACTCGCGGCAGGCGTACTTCTTGAACCATGTCGTCACGATCTGCCGTCCACCCCGCACTCCCGGTTCGGCCTCCAGCGTGTCGACGATGTGCATCGTCCCTGACGGCTCCCACGCCCACAGCACCGCCGCGACCGGCTTCGCTTCGGCAGGGTCGATGCCTGCGATGTAGCGGGTCGCGTTCTTCGGCATCGCCCCGACGCTGCGGGAGAAGTCTTTGCACCGCTCCAGGTGCTCGGCCTTGATGAGCACCAGCGAGTCGGCGGACGGGTTGTTCTGATAGTTGCACTCGAAGAAGGCGACGTCGGCGCGCTTCTGGCCCATCAGGAACTTGTGGCTCCGCAGCTCCGGCCACAGGATGCAGTCGGCGTGGTCGGCCGAGTCGGCCTCCGGCTTCGGGCAGCCCAGCTTGTGCGCCCGGTAGATGATGGTCCGCCAGTCTTCGGCGTGGTCCTTGATGAGCTTGCCGGGGATGTCGTCGATGTGGCGCCGCGAAGTGATGAGCGCGATCCCGGTCTTCTCCATCTTGCGGGCCAGCAGGGTGGTCATGAACCAGCGCGACTGCTTCTCGCGGGTTGTCGGGCTGACGCAGTCTTCACGTTCCTGCGGGTCGTCAACGATGATGAGGTCGGCGTCACGGCCGGAAGTGGTGCCGCCGATACCGAGTGCCCGTACCGTCGGGCTCTTGCGGATGCGGGTCCGCTGCCCGACGGTCAGCTTCTCGTCGGTCCAGCTTTTGCCGGAACGGGCCGGTGGCCTGAACGTCTGGCCGGGGCCGAGTACGGCTTCACCGAACTTCTCGTCCTCCAGCAACTGTCGCAGCATCCCGACCGACTCTTCGGCCAGCTCTTTGGCACGCGACACCCACAGGATGCAGATGTCGGGGTCGGCGGCGATACGGCGCTGGCAGTAGCGGATCAGGAACTCGGTCTTGCCGTGCCTCTGAGGGGCCAACAGGACGAGCCGCCCGCCGTTGCCCACCACCCCGTCGATCTCCTGCTCCCACTCCAGGTGGAAGTCGGGGATCAGGGCCTCCGGGTGGAAGTGCTCCACGAACGGCTGGTAGGACATCAGCGCGGCGTCGACCGCTTCGTCGCGGGTCCAGTCTTTCAGCGCCGCGCCGGTCTGCCGGTCTTCCAGGTAGGCGGCCATCCACCGGGAGATGTCGGCATGGGACGCCCCGTATTCGGAGGCGACCTGCCCGTTGGTCATCTCGGAGCTGAGGATCGCCTCCGGGTAGTCGGTTTCGCAGAACGCCTCGTACTTCGGGCCGCGCCGGTACGAGCCCCGATTATCCAGCGACTCGTCCTTGCCCTTGAAGGAGAGGGCGTCCCCAGAGCCGGTGCCCACCCGTTTCCGGTCGTTGCGGATGCCACGTTCACTGGTGCGTTTCCGCGCGTTGTAGTTGCGAGCAGTCTGCCGACGCTGGTGCTTATCGTTCAGGTAGATGCGGTTCCACCGGGCACCTTTAGCCAAGGCTTCGCCGCACCCGCAAGCGCAAGTCCGAACTGCCACAGCGCCTCCAGAGGTAATCAACAGGGGCCGTCACCCCGTCATGCACATCAGAGGCTACACCCTCAACGGTGCTAAGATGGGGGGGCGTTCAACCACAACCTACGGTCGACGGCAGACCGAGAAGCCGTCCGGGGTCCGCCCGCCACAGCGGCGTTTCGAGTGACCGTGACGGTGATGGCGGTTGGTGATCCCTCCGAGGGAGGTCCAGGGCGTGTGCCGAAGCCTGTGATGGCAGGCGGAACGCAACAGGCACACCCAGCATCCACACGCTACAGATGTGGACGCCCACCGTCTGTGAATCGGGTGGGTGGTGGCAGCGCACCGGACGGACAGGCCCCGACGGTTGCAGCCACTCGCGGAGACGACTGCGGAGCGGAAACTTAGCTGAGGCACCCACTGGGATAGCCCTGCCGGCACCGGCAGCAAGCGCAGGTAGCGCACACCACCGCCCCCGGCGGGGGCCACTGGCGGCAGTGGGGCGGCAGCCCGCCGGCAGCCAGTGTTACCCCGGACATATGCGGGGACGCATGATTAGTAACACCGCCCCGCCGCCTTGGGACCGGGGGTCAAGTGCCGGGCGCGCCTAGCACGTTCGGCGACGTGGTGCAAGTCGATGTGCTGCAGGCGTGTGCTGGCTGCGGCGGCCGCTCAAGTGTGCTGGCTGCCGGGCTGCCGGCTGCTGGCTGCTGGGGCGCCTGTTGAGGCAGGGGAGGGGGGGTTGGACCACTACATGTAGTGGTCCAGCTACTTCTGAGGCACAATATGTAGTGGTTTCGGAACGAATTGCTCGGAATCGTTCCCGATAGCTGCAGGCTGGACCGCAGGCCTGCCACCAGCACTAGCACCAGTGGCGGGGCTGCCCACCGGTGGCAGTGGCAGTGGCAGTGG